GGACTCCAAAGCCAAAGGTCGTTGGGAAACAAATCACGGAGGTGAGTATTATGCAGCCGGCGTTGGAGCGAGTATCACGGGCCGTGGTGCGGACTTATTGATTATTGATGACCCACACACGGAACAAGACTCAATGTCAGATATTGCTATGGAACGTGCTTATGATTGGTACACATCTGGTCCACGACAGAGGTTACAGCCTGGTGGATCTATACTGATGGTAATGACGAGATGGGCAGAAGATGATCTCACAGGTAGATTATTGAAGGCTCAAACTGAACCTAAAGCAGATAAGTGGCGGCAGATTTCATTTCCCGCGATCCTTGACTCAGGGAACCCAGTATGGCCAGAGTATTGGGAGTTAGAAGAATTAGAAAAGATTAAGTCCAGTATTCCTATTCGTAACTGGTCAGCTCAGTATATGCAAAATCCTACAAGTGAAGAGGGTGCAATTTTAAAACGAGAGTGGTGGCAACCATGGAGAGGTGATGGTTTACCTAATTTGATGCATGTAATTCAGAGTTATGATACAGCCTTTAGTAAAAAAGAAACAGCAGATTATTCTGCGATTACGACTTGGGGTATATTTTTTCCAGAAGAAGGAGGAGCACCGCATATGATTTTATTAGACGCCATTAGGGGTAAATTTGATTTTCCAGAATTAAAAGCAGTGGCATTAGATGCCAATAAGTATTGGGAACCTGAAACGATTATTATAGAACAAAAAGCCAGTGGTGAACCCTTGACTCAGGAGTTTAGACGAATGGGTATACCTGTGATACCTTTTGTTCCTAGTAAGGGTAATGATAAATATACGAGAGTGAATGCTTGTGCACCTGTGTTTGAAAGTGGACAGGTGTGGTTTCCTTATGGGGAAAAATTTGCTGATGATGTGATTGACGAATGTGCTGCGTTTCCCAATGGTGCACATGATGATTATGTTGATTCTACTACACAGGCTGTGTTAAGGTATAGGCAAGGGAACTTTATTGAGTTATACTCAGACTATGTTGACAATGAAGATTTACCCCCTAAAGAATATAGGTATTACGAATGAGTGAAGAGTCAGAAGATAAACAAAGAACAGCCCAAAGATTATCAGCATTAAGTAGTATTTTTGGGAAAGGCACAGTGCCTAGCAGTTTAGCAGATTTAATTAATTTTAATAAAACACCAAGACGAAGAGCACCTAAAGGTGAGAGTGTTTTTACACAACTGAGACGATTTAAAACAAAACCTGTTAAAGAAAACCCAGAGTTTGATATTGTGGGTAGACAAGTTCCTGATATTGAAAAACAAGTAAGAACAGATGTATTACAAACTCTTAGTAATCTTGACCCTAAAATGGTAGAACCTAGATTAAAAAGAATGTCAGCAGACTTACAAGATTTAAGAAGAACACTGGCTCCAGCTAACAAAGCTAGCAAAGGCACTTTTGTTAATGTTAAAACAAAATTAGGACGCACTAAAAAAACAAGGATTACATAATGAGTAAAAAAATAAGAAAACAAATACAAAAGAATCCCGTCGTTGTTCATAATAAAAAAACTAATTTTAAGCAAACAGAAATTAATCCATTTACTGACACTTACGAATTTAAAAGTGATAATATTGAACCATTTTATACGAGAACAGAAAGCTCAGGTGCAAGAACACAAAATCCACTATTTAGTCGTGCAATAGAGAACGAAGCATTTTCTAGAAAGTTAGATGTAGACACTCGTAAAAAAATAAAAGAATTAACAGCCAACGAGCCTATTCCATACAAAGGCCCACTTGTTGATTTTTCATATAAATATTTAGGAAGAAGAAAACTACAAGAACATATAGGCGAACCTATAGAAAAAGGATATGATAAACTTGTAAAAGGTGTTAAAAAAATAAAGAAAAAAATAAAGAAAAAAATTAAAGGTAACAAAAAAGGTAACTTTATTGAAGTACCTGTTAAACTTGCACGAACAAAAAAAACAAGGTTATACTAATGGATGATGAAGACAATCTGGAAGAACAGGTTAATCCTGTAGACGTGGAAGTTGAAGAACCTACTGAAGAGATCGTAGAAGAAGACGCGGCACCAGAAGAAGATAATTTCTACAAAAACTTAGCTGAGGATATGGACGATAGAGCCTTGACCGCTTTATCAAGTGACTTGATTACAGAATTTAAAAAAGATAAAGAGTCCAGAGGTGATTGGGAAAAAGGGTATACATCAGGATTGGACTTACTAGGATTCAAGTATAACGATGAAGGTCAGCCTTTCAAAGGTGCGAGTGGCGTGACCCATCCTTTATTATCCGAGTCTGTTACACAATTTCAAGCACAAGCATATAAAGAGTTACTACCACCCGATGGACCTGTAAGAACACAGGTGGTTGGTGATACGAGTAAACCTAAACAAGAACAAGCTCACAGAGTTCAAGAATTTATGAACTATATGGTGATGGACAAGATGGAAGAATACACTCCAGAGTTTGATCAACTGTTATTTTATTTACCTTTAGCAGGCAGTGCCTTTAAAAAAATCTATTATGATGAAATAAGACAACGAGCAGTAAGTAAATTTGTACCCGCAGAAGATTTAGTGGTTCCGTATTATGCAACAGATCTTATGGATTGTGAAAGAATTACACACATTATTAAAATGACTGAAAATGATGTGTTAAAAAAACAGAAAACAGGGTTTTACAGGGACGTGGAACTTGCAGCTACGCAAGAAGAAGATGATATTCAGAATAAATACGATGAGATTGAAGGGGTCTCGGACCAAGGACCACGGGACTATCAGTTTAATGTGTTGGAAATGCATGTTGATTTAGATTTAGATGAGTATGAAAAACAGAATAATGAAAAAAATGTTAAAGTTCCTTACATTGTAACGATTGATGAAGGCTCACAACAGGTTTTAAGTATCTATCGTAATTTTTCGCCTGATGATGAAAGTCTTAGACGCAACGAATACTTCGTTCATTACAAATTTTTACCAGGTTTAGGGTTTTATGGCTTTGGTTTGATACATATGATTGGTGGTTTGGCTAAAACTGCTACGTCTGCACTACGACAATTGCTTGATGCGGGTACTTTGAGTAACTTACCCGCTGGTTTTAAGTCACGAGGACTTAGAATTAGGGATGATGACCAGCCTTTTCAGCCAGGAGAGTTCAGAGATGTTGATGCACCAGGTGGAAATATTAAGGATCAGTTCCAAATTCTCCCTTTTAAAGAGCCAAGTGGTACACTTTTCCAACTTTTAGGCTTTGTAACACAAGCAGGACAAAAATTTGCAGCCATTGCTGATATGGCAGTAGGAAATGATGCCCAAAATAGAGCAGTGGGCACGACAATTGCCCTCTTGGAGCGTGGTTCTAGGGTGATGAGTGCTATTCACAAAAGATGTTACTACTCTATGCGACAAGAATTTAGATTATTAGCAAAAGTTTTTGGAACATACCTACCTCCGGTCTATCCTTACAATGTTTATGGTGGAAATAGGCTGATTAAAGTTGCAGATTTCAGTGATGATGTAGATGTTATCCCTGTTGCAGATCCAAATATCTTTTCTATGGCGCAAAGAGTGACTTTAGCACAAACTCAGCTACAAATCGCTCAAAGTGCACCACAAATGCACGATGTTAGAGAAGCATTTAGACGAGTTTATGAATCTTTGGGTACAAAAAGAATTGATGAGCTGTTAAAACCAGAAAAACCTGTGATTCCTAAAGATCCTGCGATTGAAAATGCAGAAGCTTTACGAACTGAGGTACCAACAGCGTTTCCTCAGCAAAATCACGATGCTCATATACTCTCACATGCAGCATTTATTAAAACAAGAATGGTACAGATTAATCCTGTAGTCTATGCTTTATTACAAGCGCATATTTCAGAGCATTTATCTATGAAAGCGAGAGCACAAGTAATTGCGATTATTGCAACACAACGACCTGACTTGAAAGAATTACAACAAACTGACCCTGCTGCATTTCAAATAGAGTTTGATTCTATGGTGGCACTACGAGTTATGGAACTAACCACTGAATTACAAAATGCAGAACAAATGACAGAAAAAGGTGATCCGTTAGTTGAATTAAAACAAAGAGAATTAGATTTACGAGCTATGGATATGCAAAGACGCGGTATGGAATTTGGTGCTCAGGAACAAAGAAAGACAAGTGAGTTTGATCAGCGTATTGATTTAGATAAGATGAAACGTGAAGATGCTGAAGTAGCATCAAAAGAAAGAATTAGAGTAGCTGATGAAAAATTAGGATTAAACGCAATAAAGATAGCTAATGACTCAGCAAAACAAAATAGGTAAAAAAAATGTCTGAAGAAAAAATTAAAAATTTTAAAAAAGCAATTGAAAAAAAAGTAAATAAAAAATTTGTTGTAGAAGGTGCAAAGCTAAGTCCTTTAGAAAAAAAAATTATGAAAGAACAAAATAAAAAATTTGTTGTAGAAGGAGCAAAGTTAAGTCCTTTAGAAAAAAAAATTACAGAGAGACAAAGTAGGAAATTTTTAATTCCACCAGAAAGAGGTCCACAGCCACAAGGTATGAATGGAGGTAGACTTGTTGAGCCTAAATTAAAAAAAAGAAAAAGATACGATATCAATCCTTTTTTAAAAATTAAAAGATCAGAATATTCAAAAACAATAAAGACTGATAAAGGATATACGAATGTGCCTTCAATGTATGGTGGTCAAGAGTACAATGAAGATTTTCTAACTGAAATGTATAAGGATAATAAAATAGACCCT